CACGATGAGCCCGTCAGACATAGACGCCATTGCATCTTTCAAGGACTGGCTGACGAATTCCGTTTGCTCCAGGGCATTTGCCAGTTGCAGATCGTTCTCGATGATCTTGGCCATGGCGGCAATTATTGCCAGTGTATGGGGATGCTGGGATGCCATTTCATGGCTAGCGGTCATATTAAGCGCACCGATGACTTCTCCCCGCTCATCATGAATCGGCGCTGCGACACACATGCATGGATGCAGCAATTGCGCATAATGCTCCTCTGCCATCATTTCGAAGGGCTGGTCGTGCCAAATGGCCATACCCGGTGCCGTGGTCCCAACATATTTCTCATGGAGCGATGTCCCGTGCCTAAGGTTGCAAACTTGCACTGCATAGTCCCATATTGGCCCTTCCCCCATGAATTCAAGTAAATAGCCTTCCTTATTCTGCAAGATAATTAAAACATCTATCTTCTTGATATAATGGTAAAAACTCTTCATGACCCGCTGCGCAGAGGTGATAAGAAAACTGTTCTGGGTTAGAAGAGATTTTGACTGCTCATCATTCAGAACGAGGGGTATGTCATTTAGGCGCGGATCCACACCATACACCCTGGATCTTTCCCAGGATGCCATGATTTCGGGTCGCACTGTATCCCCCATGACCGCCTCTCCGCAGACGAAATCATTCCAGGCTTTCTGGATGTTCTGCTTAATATCTGTTTGCTTGTTTTCCATGGTGTCCACAATCAGGGAAACGAGTTGTCATCAATCCCCGACAGAGACTGCGTGGGGAAGATAAGAATAACCGGAACGGAATTGTAAGTCAATGAGACTTAACCTGTTTGACCTCCATGCGGGGGCTTTGCAAGGAGTCGGTGCGGAGGGACTCAGCAGGAAGGTTAAGCCTCCTTTTTCGGTTCATTTACACCCTCAGACCAAGAAAACCGTGACCCCTTTTCGGGGTGCAAAATCCAATATTCGTCAGCCAGACAAAAAAGAGGGCAGGCTGTTTGCCTAACCCACTAATTTAATTGGCGCTCTCCACGGCCGCCTCGGCTTCCTGCCGGGTCATGTCCAACTCGTCCTGAATCAATTTAATGATGTGAATCTTGTTCATAGACCCCTCAAAACAGAATTGAATCGCTATCTAATGACCTGCCCCCCAAAAGCGGATCCAGTTTTCGGGGAGAAGGTCAATGTATCAAGGATGATGATCACCCGAAATGTGCATTGGATGTATCAATGATTAATATTGGGGAAATCGGTCTGGAGGGGAACTATGACTCGTTGGGACGGATTTGCTGCTTGGTCTCTTTGGCCTTCTTGCGTCCCGGGGGAGTCTTACCGACTCTGCCCGAGAACGCGAAGAAGGCTTTAGAGAGAAAAGAGTTATATTTAGAGCCCCTTGGGGATCTCAATCGGGGTGGCCATGGGGTCGACCCAACCGGCAATGGCTTTCTTGGTCAAACCCTTCGCACGCTTTGTGGTATCTACCTTCTTCATGATCCTTCCTCCTTCTTTCTTGCGTTATATCTATGCGTTACGTTGTTTATCTGTCAAAGTGAGGGAAGCACATGGGATCGATCCAGATCCCGCCGACCTTATGAACCCGATGCTTGCCCTCCGTCTTTCGCTCCGCTGCCCTTGCTGTCTTCATGATAAGCCCTCCTCTCTCTTCGATATGGCTTCAGATGATCTTGTAAGGTGCCCTCCTGACGACTTCCCTGCCGCCATGAGGCAAGTTGTCGGTGGTGGTTCTTCCCAGTATGTGCTTCTGGGGGCTGAATTCCAGCCGTCCGCTCGTCCTCACGCCGATCATTCCGGTTTCTGTCATCATGGTTTGGGTACCTCCATTCATCTTTGTTCCCTTGGTTCGATTGCAGGGTAAGGCAAGCCCCGTTTTTCAACAATCAGCGTCGGTCTTAATTACAAGCAGAAAATTGACGGGATGTCTCACCGGACTCGGAGGGATCTGTCATCGGAAGGATGGCGGGTACCCTCATAGGTGTTTATCCGATAGGCGTGGAAGGGTGGATTGCCAGGGACTGAATGCGTCACAGATGATCATCGGGTGAAGGGGGTAAGCTATTCGGTGACACCGGGACTATCCGGGATTTGGCTGGACTTGTTGCCAGTAGATGGAGATCAACTAGTGACCATTTCGCTAAATGGATTGAGCTATTAGAAAAATGGGCCGCGCCAGGAATGCGCTGCAGTGGATATATTCGGAGACACCTTGTCGCGGAATCGGTTCATAAAAATACCTGAAGATTAAGAAATAATATCGGTGACAGAATGATAGGGTACGTTGCACATCTACGAATGGTGATTCGTTAACTCCTATTTCTCTTTCCTCTGGCATTTCAATCGCATTCCATCACCAACAAGGTGAAAAGGTTTGTCAATAACACACAACACATTTTCTCTTAGAGACACTTCCTGAATCTTGTGGGTAGATGTACCATGAACTACAATCACTCTACCGATATCTCTTGCTTGAGCGATGACTTTTTCGGCGGCAAGAGCGTCTCCATGATCACGAATTACTCTTTTTGCTAACTTTCTTAGCCTTTCTCTTTCCATTTGATTGCCTCTTCCCCTCGCTCTCAATAATTCCTTCCTTTTGGAGTTGTTCGCATGCTCGAATGACTGTTGAGTAATCAAGTTGAAGAGTATCCGCTATGTCACTATAATAAAGGATGCCATGTTTTCTAAAAAGAGAAACAATTTCATCCATTGCCTGCTGAAGACTGATTTGTCGAGCTTCTATAGTTATAGGTTTGTCCGCTGGCCTCGCAGATTCAGCAATTTGCTGAGCAAGTTGAGATAGAGCCTGAGTCTGCATTCGCATTTCATTCATGAAATCTTCAAACTTAGTTGCTAAACCTCCCCACTGCCTCACGTGCTGAGACAATTCTCCAAACTGGTTTTGCATTTGTGAAAGATTCAATCCCTCCAATCTAACCATGTCTTCCAGTATCTCAGGGCTTATATCTTGCCTATGTTGATAGGGCCCCTCATAAACTTTTTCTGGAACTACTTCTAACTGATGGAATTCAATTGAAAGAAAGGTTTCCTTGTATGATACAATATGAGATGCTGGCGTGAGATTCAGTAAAGACACAAACAATTTACCGTCAAATCCGGGATCTACTTGCGGGCCCGTTGAAGCAAGAAGTCCTCGACGAGCAAATCCTGATTTCAACCCAAATCGCCCAATCATGTCTGATGGCAAAAGAAGAGATTCATATGTCATCAACACAGATGTCCCGTATGGAGGAATTCTATGCCATCCACCATTCCTTGAGACATCGACGGGCTTATCCGGTGTGGGTGATGATGGCGAATAAATAAGAGGACCGATCCTGAGGTCATAGCTGGCAGGCTGAAGGCATGTCTCATCGAAATTCACGATGCCAAGGCGGCCATCCTTGACCCGTGCACGTATTTGATGATCTACTAGGACCATTTTAGGCCTCCTTTCAGAACAATCAAGCGGCTCAATTGATATTGATTCCCCTCTTCATTTTGCAACGTCTCTAATTACGGGATGTAATTACATTTGGACAATTCCTTGCGTTCACAATCATCATCTGTACAATTAGACGGACCGATACCAAGGCTTTGGCCACCATACTTATCAAACCGAACGACTCTGCTCATTCTAGTGATTCTGTGTTTATCAAGTTCAAAACCATCAGTATATTCAGCTTCCCATACAAGAAACACATCCGTTTCCATTTTTCTAGCTGACTCGATTATTCCCAAAGGGATTGCGCCCGCCTGTAACTGAAGTGCCTGTTTTGGCCCAATAACCTTCGGAGCTTCTGTTATTGACCATCTTACTAGCCCAAAGGGGTCTGAAACTGTGTTCAGTTTTCTAGAGATATAAGCGTGCCGTATAAGAACATTCCTAGCGGGCATATTCCCGGCATTATGCACAGTTAACCCAATACCCAAGTTGATTGGGTTGTGAGAAGGATATAGAAACAAATTGGGATCACCAAAATATATAAAGGCCCTATCTCGCAGGCGCGAGGTTTGATCTGTCTTCCAAAGAATCCACCCCTGAAAACAACCAACTATTACAAGAAAGAAGGTAAAAGCGGCCAATAGCACATTTGCGGTGGAGGGATCATGCCACCACACGCAGTCGCAAGGTCGATCATCTTTTTTTCGAGTATCATTCGAGGCATCTTTATTATTCGTCATAAGAACCGGAAGGTATTAATCTAATTCTATCTACAACTTCTCGTTCAAATTCTTGGAAATCTGTTCACTGCCCTTCCCATTAATTGATACATAGTAAAAACGTCGGCTGAGATATTTCTTTAACCACTTAGGTGATTCGACAGACTATCACTTCTTGGGCAAAACAGCCTTTATGATCTCAAATACTTTTATGTCTGATTCACCAGATTGTGATGGTGCATCGATGTATCCAGTCGATACATTACTAAAGACTGATTTTGCTGCTTCATGTACAATAGAATCTCTAATGCCAGAATCTTCAGTTGCTGCAGAAAAAGCATTTAAAGTTTGAATGCTTAATGCTCGATGACGATTTATGGTTGCCTGATGCATTAACGCTTTATAGATCTTGCCACACCAGACAGTGGTCGTCACTAGAACGACAAGAATGAAAAATTTCGATCCTATAGTATGATAGAATGCCTTATCTTGGAGACCAATTGGAGGAAAGATCAACATCAGCGAAGCTACAATTATGCTTAACATTACAAAGAAGGTCGTCACTTTAAGCCATCCATATGCCACTTCCTTAAGTGCTTCACTTTCATTCTTGAAATCTTCAGTAAATACTGCGGCACCTGCCGAAGCAGATGCTTCACGTGCCGCTTTTATTATGTCCTGAATTTCCTTTTCCTTGTTTGAAATCTCCTGTTTGGTCGTTAAAAGTAATTCATGAGAATCTCTCACTGCTTCCGTTAAACTTTCAATATTTTTCGCCACATCACCTTTTTGATAAGCTAAAAAAGGAATCCATGCCGCTGCTTGAGTATAAAGAGAATCTGCCCGACTCTTAATTTCATTAATAAAAGTGTCCCGTTGGTTTGCCGGGTTTTCTCTTTCGATTGTGAATTGTACGATGCGGCCGAATAATCCATTTACATTATTGATTTCGGTCTTGATTGAATTCATGGCAGCCTGCGGTAAGACTTCGAAAGGCAACACTTTTAAGTACTCAATTATACTGAATATTCTATTGTAGTCGTGACGTGCAGCTTCAAGTGTAATCGAGCCCCATTCACTTTTGTGAATTAATGCTTCCTTATCAAAGATTAACAGGGCGTCAATTTTCTCTTTGAGTTCGATGTAAGCGGGGTTTTCGGACATTATTATTCTCCAATATCAGAGTTGTGATATGAATAATAACACTTTCAGATCTCAGACAATTCACTGTTATTTATCTCTCCAAGTCCCTCCCATACCAGATCACTTTTCCATTGACGCGGACTTGGTCGATGGGTGCCTCGATCGGCTCGTATTGTTTGTTGTCGCTGATGATGCGGAGGTGACCCTCAGGGAAAAGGATCTGGACGCGCTTGATCATGATCTCGTGGTTGATGGAGATCGCATAAATGCCACCCTGGGGAGCGATGGCGGTCTTGTTGTGATCCACCAGGATCAGGTCGCCAGAGAGTAGCGTGGGCTCCATACTGTCGCCCTGAACCTTGATCAGAGACATGTTCTCCGGCTTTCCCTTTCGTTTTATCCAATCCTTCCGGAAGGCAAGGATGAGATCCACTTCGTCGTCCGGAGATAGGCCGCCGCCAGCGCTGATCTTGCCCCGGACTTGGCGGATCAATACGAAGTCATTCGGTGGGAAACCCGGTGCCACGACTTTGTCACTCATCAATGGAAATGGCTGCCCCTCGCCAGTGAGCAGCCATTCAAGTGTACAGCCGTAGAAACCAACAATCTTCTTTGCGTTCTCAGAATTCGGCTTATTACGACTATATTCAATATTCTGGTACGTGCTGTATTTGATCCCTAAGGCCTTAGCAGCCTCTTGCTGGTTGAAACCACGCTCTTTCCGAAGCCATATTACCCGCTCCGAGAGCTTCTTAAACACGCCTTCGCTGTTATTTTTCTCGTCCATTCTCTCCCAAACCAATGTCCTAAATGAATGAACAACGTTCCCGGAAACGTTGTTCACGAACGTTGTTCACGTTGTACACCATACTATATATCAATACAATCAATATGTTATCGGATTTTTCGTCCCAAAAAGGCTGAATCAACGTTGTTCTCCCAAAAAGGCCTTGACTGTTCATCGAAATGGGAGTAATGGGTTCAATAAATAAGCTAATCCTCCATTGAAAAAGGGAGGCCCTTCATGGGCAACAGGAAGCCCACCCCGTCAATTACCAGGAAACCAAAATCAATGGACATGAGTGCTGTCGACATCCGGCTCGCCCTGCTTCGCGCTGGCGTAACCCAGGCTGAAATCGCCCGGAAGATCGGCGTCTCACAAACCGCCGTCCATCGGATCATCGAAGGGATGAATGTCTCCCACCGTATCCGGAAGGCCATCTCCGAGGCCATCGATACCCCCTTGGGGTTGATCTGGCCCTCGGCCTATTTATTCGGCGGCCCGAGGAAACCGGGCCGGCCGAGTTGTAAACCGGTGGAAAGAAGAGCTGCCTGACTTTTGGGGTATTCTTAACCAATTTTTAGCGGGCCTGCAATGTCAAAAAGCAAAAAAAGAATAGACATTCACCAGCTTTCCATCTTCGAAATCCTTGAAAGCGCCCAGTCCTCGGCCCCGGTGCATAGCAATCCACCTGGAAGCCTGGATGTCGACCGACAGTTCCGGGAGGTCGTCAGCGAGGCCCTCCGGAAGTGCCCCCTCTCCCGTTACCAGGTGGCGGCGCGGATGAGCGAGCTGGTCGGCCAGGACATTACGAAGACAATGCTCGACAGCTGGACGGCGGAGTCCAAGGAAGGACACCGCTTTCCGGCTGTTTTTTTGCCCGCCTTCTGTGAGGCGACGGGTTCCCAGGAGCCACTTCGGTTCCTGGGACAACTCGTGGGCGTCTTCGTCCTCCCTGGACCGGAAGCCCTTCGGGCGGAGATCCGGAAGATCGAGGAAGAGATCGAGAAGAAACAGGCGGAAAAACGGAAGCGCATGACATTTCTCAAGGAAATGGAGGCAGACCGATGACGGCGAGAGAGATCGCGGAGATGATGGCCAGGACCGAATCCAAGGTCCTTATCAGCGACTGGCAGGACCTTGCTGGGCGGTTCGTGGGTTGGATGGACCGACTCATCGACAGTTCTGCCCTGGGGCGAATCATTCGAGGCTTCCTCATCTTTGCCTCCGGCTACTTCCTGGGAATCTTCGTTAACGTCCTGAACAGGTAGGAGATGATGGAACAGGCTTACACGGCGAAACAGGTCGCAGAGATTGTCGGCGCATCACGGGTTACCATAATGCGCCGGGCCAAGAAGGAGAACTGGTCCTTTGTTATTAAGAGTGGCAAGGGAGGCCCTCAGAATGAGTACCCCCTACCCAACCTTCCCGCAGACATCCAGGAAGCTATCATTAATAAGGATGGAGCCCGGCCGGATATGCTTCCCGTCCTGGCGCCCACGGCGGCGGCCAGGGCCGTTGAAGTACTCCGGCAGGAAGGAAACCCTGCCACGGCGCCGATGGAGCTCCCTACCCTGACCCAGGCCCTGACGGAACGGCCCCCCTCCTGGACCCCCGAGACGGCCATCAGCGAGCAGGATCTGCAGAACGAGCGGGTCCGGAACATCCTCGCCATCCTCCGGGAGGCGGAAACAGTCCCCCGGATCTGGACGAAGGGCAAGCGGAAGTGGATCGAGGCCGTTGCATTCAAGCACGGCGTCACCTGGCAGGCCGTCTACCGCTGGATGAAGAAGTACGACCAGCGGGGCATCGCCGGCATCTGCCACCGAAAATCATCAAAGAATCAGCCCCGGAAGTGGACCCCCGAGGCGGTGGACTTCTGGATCTCCCTCTGCGCGAAGCGGGAGCACCGGGCCATGAAACGCCGGGATCTGTACGATCTCCTGGTGGTCGAGTCGGCCCGGCGGGGCTGGCGGATCGGCGGGTACGAGTCGGCCAACTGGTGGTTCGAGAAGCGATGGAACCCTCTCATGGAGGCTATGCAGAAGGGCGGCCTCCGGGCCCTGGACAACGTTTTGCCCCCGGTCCTCCGGGATTATTCCGACCTGGCCCCCTTTGAGATTATCGTCGGCGACCAGCACCGGTTCAACCGCTGGGTGGTGGACGAGGAGACCGGCGACGTCTACCGGCCCGAAGGTTACGTCTGGCAAGATCTCCGCACCCGAATCATCTATGGCGCCGCGGTCGACCGCCGGTACGATGCCTGGCTGATCGGCCTGGCCCTCCGGATCGGCGTCGCCTGCTACGGCGCCTTCACCAGCGTCTACACCGACAACGGCAAGCCCGAGTGCTCGAAGTTCCTGACAGGGATCCTGGCGAACCTGCGGTCCCTGGGAATGGAATGGGAGCGCACCTCCGAGGTCATGATGGACGTCCTAGACCTGGACGGGGAGGACATCGCCCCCAACATCATCCTCCCGGGGACCCACAGGAAGGCCGTCGTCAAGAACGCCAAGGCCAAGATGATCGAGAAAACCTTCGACAACATTGAAACGATCATGGCCAGCCGCCTGGCCCTGCCCGGCCACACGAAACGCCTCTCAGACGACATCCACGCTCAGGACATCGATCAGCAGGAAGCCCAAGCCCTGGCCAAGTCCGGCAAACTCCTGACGGCCCGGGAATTCGCCTTGGCACTGTACCGGGCCTGCGACTACTACAACCGGACCAAAACCCACCGGGGCGTCCTCCGGGAATGGTCCTGGAAGCCCCGGCCCGCCAAGGCCACCCCTTACGACTGCCTGAAGGCCTGCTACGAGGAGGGCTGGCGCCCCCGGATGATCTCCGCCGAGGCGGCGGACCTGATCTTCCTGGCCCGGGGCAGCCGGACCATCCATATGGGCCGGATCTCCTTCGACAACGATCTGTATGAGCACGACGCCCTCCTGGAGCTGCACAAGGAGAAGATCGACATTCGCTACAACCCCATGACGATGGACGAGCTCCACGTCTTCCGGGGCGGCCGCTACCTCTGCACGGCCAATCCGGTGGAGCGCTCCAGCATGAAGGACATGGACCTGGCGGCACGGAAGATCGCCGAGAAGCGGGAACGGCGGAAACGCTTCGCCGAGGAGTTCAAACGGATCTCCAGCCTGGCGCCCGACTTCCGGGAATACTCCCAGGTGCCGGAGGCGGAACGGGCGGCGGCCCTCATCGGGGAAGAACGGAAACGTCGGGCCATCGAGCAGAAGGAGTTCCACCGGCCCCTCACCCAGGAGGAACTGGACCAGGCGGTCGAACGGATGGAGCAGGGGATCCCCTTGCCGGCCCGGTCATCGAAACCTCTGCCGAAGCGTCCTTCCTACTTCCTGGACGACTTCAGCCGGTTCGAATGGATCATGAACTTCCTCCAGGCGGGGGGAACCCTGGCGGAGGAGGACGAGGCCTTCCGGAACCGCTACATGGCGGGCCTCTCGGAAGGGCAGCGGGACTATTGGTATTCTTACGTATCTTATGGAGGCTGAATGAAGAACGAATTTATCGACACGGCGAATGTCAACAAGTTCCGGTCCCTCTGCCAGGAAATGGAGGACCCCTCCTCCCTGGCTGGTCCCTCCCTGGCGATGGTTACCGGCCCGGCGGGGCGAGGCAAGACAGAGGCGGCCAAGCACTACGCCGTCCATTCTAGTGCGGTCTACATCCCGCCATTGAACACACGGACCCCGTCGATGGTCCTCCGGGAGATTGCCTTCGAGCTTGGAAAAGTCCGGCCGATGCGTTCCGAGTCTTGCCTGGCCGTCATCGGCGAGGAGATGGCCAAGGAACGCCGCCTGATCTTCATCGACGAGGCGGATCTCCTGCCCATGTCCATCCTGGAGATGCTCCGGAACCTGAACGAGCGGTACGCCTGTCCTCTGGTCCTGATTGGCGAGGACGAGCTGAAGGGCAAGATCGAGTCCCGCCGGCGCCTGGCCAGCCGGATCCGCCGACGCATGGAATTCGTCCCGGTGACCCAGCAGGACGTGGCCTTCTTCTTCAAACGCTGCCTGGAGCTGAAACTGACGCCCGACGTGGTGGCCCTGATCCACAAGCACGGCCGGGGCGACTGGCGGCCGGTCCTGACGGCAGCCATCGGCGTCGAGCGGGCGCTGAAGGCCTCGGGCCTCGACGAATGCACCCTGGAGTTGGCGAAAGATGTCCTCCGAAATGCCTAAAACTGGCCTGGCCGGCCGCATGCGGGAGTGGATGCGGAATCGTCAAGGGATCTTCACAAAGCGAGATCTCTGCGACAGCTTGGGGATTCCCCGGGGAAAGGATCGCGACCAAGTGCAAAAGGCTCTCCGGGACTTCGCCCGCCGCGGGGAGATCGCCCTTGTTCAGGACAAACGAATTCGGCGACAAACCGTCAGTCGGTACCGGTATGTGACGGGGATTCTTCTGAAGGTGAAGCCGGGAGAGAACCGGGACAAGATTCTCAAGGCCATGCGGATGATCAGCTTCCAGGAGCCCTTTGCTGTCTCGGACATTGAGCGGATGACGGGTTCTGATCGAAGCCACATCGACAAGATCACGCGCCGCCTCCTCCGAGAAGGGCACCTCAGGAAGGAAGGTTTCAGGGCCAGGGCAAAGAGCTATGGTCGGGAGGCACTCTACCGGGTCGTGGACACGAACCGCTTCCGTCTGGAGGTTATGGAATGAACACCGCGACGATCCCCGGGACGACCTTTCCCTTCCCGGTCCACGAGCGGAAGGGGCCGCCACCCATCCGGCCGGGCGTCCAAGCGAAACAGCGCCGGGGGCTCCTGGCCAAGATCCACATCGCCAGGAAGGAGATGGGGCTCAACGAAGGCGAGTACGAGATGATTCTCGGGTCCTTCAAGGTTTCCACGGCAGCAGATCTCACGCTCTGGCAGCTGGAGGATCTGGTGAAGCTCCTGAAGCATTACGGCTGGAAGCCCATAAAGCCGCGCCGTCCCGTTGGCAGGGCGGAACATATTGACGCACTGCGAAAACGCTGCCTGGAGCTGGCTGGGAAGATCCAGAACGGAGAGAAGCGCCTGTCGGGCCTTGTGGAGCGAATCTGCGGGACCAGCCAGCTTGCCTGGTGCCGGGATGCCGGAAAGTTGGAGCGGCTTCTGGCCGTCCTGGGGAAGATCAAGGAAACGGAATCGGCGACAACCTGACCGGAAAGGGAGGGCACATTATGACGGAAAACATCATTGACACGCCAGACAACCGGATGCGGCTCTTGGGGAAGTTGACGGAGCACATCGGCGCCCACAATGCCGTGGGGATGGCGGAGCTCTACGAGGCCGTTTTCGGCCGTCCCTGGAACCACAAGATCAACGACACCCGGGCGCTCCGGAAGCTGGTGACAATCATGCGGGAGGAGGGCGTGCCCATCTGCTCAGTCTCCACGATCACCGGCGGCGGCTACTACCTGGCCGCTGCGGGAAGCGAGCTGACGGACTACCTCAGGCGTGGGGAGCGGCGGGCCTTGTCCATCCTGAGCCGGAACGCCCGGATCAAGAAGATCTCTCTCCCCAACTACCTGGGGCAGATCAAGCTGGGCATGGAGGGTTCCCGTGAAGAAGCAGCCTGAACCGATTGGGAAGGTCTGCGCCGATGCCGAGGAACTGCTGCTGGCAATCGCCGTCTCTCAAACAGGCATCGACCTATTGACCGAGCAATTTAACGGCGAGGTCGAGCTCCTGAAGGCCCGTTTCGAGGGGATGATGGCTCCCATGAAGGCAGCCGTGGAACGGGAAGAGAAGGCCCTCCAGGGCCTCATGAAGGCCCACAGGGCGGTCCTCTTCGACGGGACGGACGTCGTCCGCCTGGCCAATGGCACCCTGATCCGGACATCCGGCGACAAGGTGACGATCCCCAAGACCGCCCTGGCGAAGTGCGAGGAGCTGGGCTTTACCGAAGTGGTCAAGATCGCCAAGAGCCTGGACCGGGCAGTCGTCGAGAAATGGCCCGATGAGCGCCTCTTCCTGATCGGAGCGAAACGAAAACCCGACGAGAAATTTGAGTACGAGCTGAGCAAATGAATTTCCGCTGCCCCCACTGCGCAAAGGAATGCGACTTCCTGGAACTCCGGCTGGAGGAGGATCTTCTCGCCATCATCAAGATGCAGACCGTCTTCGGGAAGCAGGCTCACCTGGTGTGGGCCTACACAGAGCTTTTCGGCATCCGGCCCATGCGGTCCCGGGCGAAGAAAATCCGCGTTCTCCAGGAGGAAATGAAAAACCTCTTCCAGGCTGAAGCTTTCTCCTACAACCGCCGAACCTACCGAATCAGCACCTCGGGGATCGCCGAGGCCCTTAACGTTATCGTCCACCGCCATTTCGTCGATCCTTTGGAAAACCACAACTACCTGAAGAAGATCATGATCACGATTGCCGAACGGGAAGCCCGGGAGGTTGGACGATCAACGGAACAGGGTTTGAAACGCCAGGAGAATATTCAGAGGGCGGGGGGTGGTCGGAAGGATGACGCCCCCGTTTCCAAAGAACGGGTAGACCTTCCGTTTATTGGTCGCGATATACCTCCGGCGAATCTGACACTGGAGCAGATCGAGGAAAACAAACGGCGCATCAAAGGACTCCTTGCGTCCTTAGGTGGGTAGATATGGAGGGTCGGTTGAAATTCCGCGCCCAAGGCTTAGATGAATTAATATCACCTACCGGCAAGCCAACGAAGAATATAGACCCCCTCCCGGAAATCCGGTGCCCTCGCTGCCGGCGCTTGCTGATGAAAGGAGAGGTGAAGAGAGTGGAGATTAAGTGTCCAAAATGTGGCCGCTTCCTCCATCTCCTGACAACTCTCTCATACCTTGACTAAGCAAGATCAATTAGGAAGACTGCCTGGAATAATGTGCTAAATTGTACATTTTACCAGACGCATCACGATGTTATAAGCAGGCTTATAGATCTCATTGTGTTGGCTGTTTGGAGTGATAGAGCCGTGAAATAGCGCATTGCGGAGGCAGTAGATTACGTCGACTAACGCCCCAAATAACTTTACCGGATCATTGATAAATACAGTGTTGCCAATTTTCAGCGTGTTAGGATAGCCCGGTTGTGCCAGTACCGAGACTATCTTGCGCGGTGCTACTGCGTCAAACATCGCTAGCAAGGTGGCTCGATGGTCTACTCTGAGTGTCTGGAAGCATGGTGCATCTTGGAGGTTCTGCTTATCGTAAGCGGATAAAGTCAAGGCAAACGCAGCGGTCGTTTTGGTAGCACTTATTTCCAGTGTTACTTGTGGTTTTGCTGGGTGATCACGCCTGACCTGAAAGTTCCGGTTCCATTTGTTTCTCTGCTCTTCTTTATTGAGATTTGCACCTATGTCGACGGTTTCAAAAGATATCCGACCACGTCGGCCCTCTATCACACAACTCTCCAGTAACCGGTGTATCTCTTCAATCTGTGAGCGAAACTGCTGAGCATCCGGGCTGCCATCCTGCCATCCAACTTGTGTGCCGGGAGCCTGAGGCAGGCCCTTGGAAAGCATTGGCAGAATGCGGTTATAGACCACATTGCTTCCTGCCTTGACCTTATCCATAAGTTCGCGGTCGGTCAGGTCTCCGAAAGTATCTGTCATCCATGCGTTAAAGGGAATCCAAGCTTTGATGAATTGACTGAACCAGTCAATCTCGGCTACGTCGCGCCAACGTCTCAGGTTGTCTTGCAGTCCCGGCATGGTTAAATGTCCTCCAGATACTTGAATGCGGCAGCTTCACTGTCTTCTATGGCGATCTCGACAGCTCGCTTGGCGCGGGCAATCAGATTAAAGGCTTGGCCTCTGGCCTGCTTTGCGACATCTAGTGCTATCTTGATTTGGCACTGCTGTTCCATTGAAATCAAAGGTATATTGAAACTGTTTAGATCGTTCTGCGATATGCTATAGAAAGCAACACCATGTGCCCATTGTTCAGCTTGATAATTGCCAGCCAGGCTATTGAAGAACATTGCAAGATACTCTGGGAGAAGCTTTGCTTCCCATTCGGGATTCCGGCGAATAAGCATAATTTCACTGCTGATAATTACATGTTCTTCTCCCGACCTAACAGGGGCTGCATTGCCGAAGCTGCCTTTCCGTGTGAAGAGTACATCCCCTTCTCTAAGCTTGATGTCTTTTTTTATATCATCAGGCCGGAGTAGAACGCGTGCCGCTGAATCGAGATTGATCCGACATTTTTTAATGTCACCTACGCGGATATAGGGTGTTCCCTCATCATAGAAATCCCGCACATCAAACCCGTTTTTGACTGGTAGAATAATTTCTGATAGCTTTACTAAATTAAGGCCAAAGTCTTTCATGGCTTGCAACAACGCGTCATATTTAGGATTAAAATGTTCTGCATCTAGACGTCCTGCTGCGATTACTTCTTTGATGCCGCGTTGATAGGTCAAATGTTCAGGTTGTACCCAGTTAGTGAGGCCCACTTTGCTTAGGAGGATAAGTTCTGCGTTAGAGAAACTTCGTCGACTCTCGACAAGAGCCAAATGGGCATTACGGACAGCTGACTCGACGCGCGATTGAAAATGCAAACCAAAATCAGGCACTTTTAATTGTCTCAAATCTGACAGGTTCAGTCCAAGTTGAACTGTTCCCCGAGCATTACGCAAAAGAAGTCTCTGCCCAATTGATGAGTTCAAGTAAGCAACGAGAAACCATGGATTTTGCTTGGGATGGCGGATTACAGTGCTCTTACAGCTAAAAATTGACGGCACATTCTCTTCTAAAATAATACATGAATTTCCAAGAGTGCCGACAACCGATACCAGCACATCATTTGCTTTCAAAGCATGTGCTAACAACCGATCATAATCACGTTTAGGAATATATACATTGTCTGAATCTTCCAAAAACACGTTCTTTACGTCTTTGCCTCTTATGTATCGATAGCCAGATTCCTCTTCATAGTTCTCTACAATAAACTCTGAACCAAAGGGGCCAGCGACAAATTGGCAGGATTCTCCAAGGGCTGAGTGTGGCATCGAGCCAAGCTTTGCTTCCAAGGCAATGAGGTGAGGGTGGAAGAACTCCGCATCGCATCGCTCAGCAGCCAACACTTTTGATAGGGCAACTTCTGATACATTCAGCCCCTCCAACAGACGCTTATAACGCGCGTCATTGAAGGGGCTCATAGAAAAAAACTTAATCCCTCCTTCTTTGCGAATTCACTGAAAGCCTCGGCGATACCATCCTGGGTAAGGCCCTCGTGGTTGAATAGGTCGTGCTGAACCACCCAGTGACCGTGGCTATCACGAAGATGCTTGCGGTAGCGCTCTGCATGGAACAACCATTCAACTTGGTGACTATTCTTCCCGCGTAACTGCTGTGGCTTGAGACCATTGACGACATATTGATCACCTTTAAAAATACCTTGTTTGCCATTCGGAAATATCACTCTATATACTGACGCATTTTCGGGCTCGCCGTATTGAGCAAAGAATTCATCGTAAGGAAGCTCCTGCCATCCGTGGTCGTTACTCGATGGGCGCCAATCGACGAATCGTACCATCTCTTTGGTGGCGATCTTTTTTTCTCCGCTACTATCTTTTGCCGGTAGCTTTTGTGTGGCAAAGAATATGTTGTAATCTTCAATCCGTGGACACAGCGGCCCGGCTGTTGGGCTATCATTCCATTTCTGTACGAATAACACGCTGGTTTTAGTGCCTGTATGGGGTTTAAAGGTGTTGCCATCCAATCCGACTACCGCGAGAATGCGACAGTGCCCCATGATGAAATCGCGCACCCGCTTGTCACTCGCATTGTTGAAACGCCCTTGTGGTAAAACAACGGCCATACGTCCACCAGGTTTTAGAAAATCTATGTTACGTTCTATGAACAACAGGTCACGTCCAACTTTGCTCTCGAACTTCCCATTTTCTTTATGTGCTAATTCGTAAGGTGCAAGAAGATCCGTCTGCTTGATTTCGCCAGCAAAAGGCGGATTGGCCATCAGTACATCAAACATGAATTCACGATAATCCTTCTTGGTCTTTATCAACTTTTTGAGTTTCTTCCAGCCCTCGAAGTATGTTTCCTGCCATTGATCATCCTTAATTGTTTCATCCCATTTCTTATAGTCGAGAGTGTTGATATGAAGGACATTGGATTGTCCATCTCCGGCTATAAGATTCAAGCAGCGTGCTACGCGAACTGATTTTTCGTCGAAATCGATAGCAAAGATCTTTTCACGCACATAATCGTAACAGCGTGTTGGCTTCTTCTCCATTGTGAAGAGGTGAGAGGCTGGAATGCCCTCATCTTGCAGGATATCGTGCCATACTTTGAAGAAGGTGTGAACGGTAAAGCCCGCACTGCCAGCCGCGGTGTCGATGACGTATTCATTTTCTTGAGGATTCATCATCTTAACGCACATATCGATGACCCAACGAGGTGTGAAATATTGACCTTTCTCACCTTTGGATGTTTTATTTATCAAATATTCAAAAGCATCGTCGATGACATCAAGGTTTGAATTGAAGAGTTTAAATTGCTCTAGTGAACCGATACAGACTTGAAGGTGGTCGGGTGTTAGCTTAATTCGGTCATCATCAGGAAATACACCACTCCATTTCTTGCGAGCGTCGGCGAACATATCGTTAATACGCTCGCGCAACTCGGCGGCCGTGTTCGTGTTTCGAAAGCACAAGTGCTTATAACGACCCTGATAGACGGAAAGCTCGTCATAGAGTTTGGTAAAGATTAGCTTGAATACCTCCTCGAAGACATCGACGCCCGCGTTGGCAAGCACTTCATCTTCCATGTCTTGGATGAGTTGCTTCAAGCTACGGGCAGTGATACCTTCAGCTTCGCGGTTCTTCTCAAAGGCAATCAGAGTATCAATTGTCCAAGGTTGATCAACGATTTCCTCGATCGTTTGACTTGTAGCTGGTAGGTCAGGGATCTCGATGAAGTAATTAGGATTCTTACGATGCCAAACAACCACTTGATCGCCGTTGGACCAAAGCGCGAGTGGAGCACCGGTAGCATGGGTATAAGACTTCAGTTGATCCTTCCCGTCTTTCTGCTTGGTTTTCTTGACCTCGATTATCACATAAGGGACTGTGGGACGATCCTTGTCATATATAACAATGTCGGCTCGCTTAGAGGTGTCACGTCCGAAAGTGATGGGGTATTCGACGGCCAGGCGTGCAATTGGATACTTATAGTGATGGATCAAGCGGTATATCCAGAATTGACGTATAATTTCCTCTCCTTTTGCCTGCACTTCCGTTTTGCGAACAAGGCATCGAATGTAAGGTTTGCCTTTACGCTCAAGAAGAAGTGATTCGATGTGATGGATTGCGGCATCGGAGAACAGTTCTGCGCCATGCTCGGTCACGCTGACATTAAAGACGTCAGAAAGTATCATAATTTGTCTCCTATTTTTTAGACGAGCCTGGCTGGCTAAAGTCGCCTTCGATCAGCCCCTTGTGGGTTTCGACTTCGTGAGGCTACTTGCCACTCCAGCAACAGAAGTGATTGAGTCTCTCGATAGTTACAGAAATCTACACTATAATGGAGGTGAAAACCGCTTGACTTATGGCAAAAATGTCGTAGAATTACAATCACATTTTCGAGCGGTCCGACCGCCCATAACCGCGCAGCCGTCAAGATGATTTGACGGTGGAGAGAGGCTCATGAAGCCCGGTTCCGGAGAGGATATCTCCGGGCCGGGCTTTTTTGTTTTTCACATGGCCAACGACGACACGATCGACATGCTCTATCAGGCCCGACTCTGCGCCCGCATTGCCCGGGACCACCTGACCGGAGTCCAAGTCTATAGCCGGGAGCAGGTGCTGGCCGAGTTGGAGGACGCGGGAACCATCCTGACGTACCTGATCCTGAACCACAAAAACCGGAGGGGAGATGGCCAGCCGCAATCCTGAAGACCTGACGCCCGCCCTGGAGCAAAAATTCCGACTCTTCGAGGAGCGGATGAAAGCCGCGGGGATTCCCTTCTGCCTCACCTGCACAGCCAGGACGGTCAAGGAACAGATCGCCCTGTACTCCCAGGGCCGGGAAGCGTTGGACGAGGTCAATCGCCTTCGGAAGCTGGCCGGTATGCTGCCCATCCGCTGGTTGGACAACCAGAAGAAAGTCACCTGGACCCTGGCGTCGAAGCACATCGTGGATCTGGACGACGGGAACCCTGACAACGACAAGGCCCGGGCCTTCGATATCGCCATCGAGAAGGACAAGCAACCCTGCTGGGATCTCAAGGTCAACATCAATGCCGATGACGTCCCGGATTACCGGGAAGCGGGACTGATCGGCGAGGCCATCGGCCTCAAATGGGGCGGGCGATTCAAGAAGCCCGACTATCCGCACTTCGAACTGCCGTCAAGGAGGATGCGATGAAACGAGGGATCCTGATGCTGTTGCTGCTGACCCTGGCCTGCCTGATCGGATGCGCCGGAGTGACGATCGCCACGAACGATACCGCCAAAATCGCCGGAAAGGCCGCGGGAATCTATGTTGCCACAAAGTACCCGGCCGTTTCGGCAATCGCAGTGCCCTATGCGAAGGGGCTCCTGCAGGACGCGAAGTACGGCAAGCTTTCGTCCGACTCCATGACCGCGGCCATCGCTGCCCTGAATTCCCAGATCAAGAGCGACGCCGAATGGAAGGTCCTTCTTACGGCCTTGACGAGCGCCATCACGGTCGAAGTCCAGGTCGGCGCGGTTAATGCGCAGGCGGTTTCCGCCTTGGAGGGCTTCGTGGAGGGGCTCGAGTTGGCTTAACGGCAGGAGGGAATACCGATGAAGGATCCAAACCGGCTGCTGACCATTGACGATATCTTCGGGATCAAGACGTTCCCGATGATTGTCTTCTCGGATGCCCTCCGTTCCTGGATCGGGACAGCCATCAAGGTGCACGAGGCCTGGAGCTACAACCACGTTATGTGGCTCGTCGCGCCCGGGGTCCTGGCCTCCCAGGACGCCGTGTTCCATCGAGTTCCGATTACCGACTACCTCCAGGGTGCCCACCGTCTAAAGTTCTGGCACCGGCCGCTCTGGAGCTTGGAAGACCGCGAGCGGATCCTGAAAGCCATCGAGGACGACTTAGCCCTCCCCTGGTACCGGCGCCTGTACGACCCCCTGGCGATCGTCGGCCAAGCCCTGAACCTAGACTGGCTCCAACTCCCGGGGGTCTCGATCTGCTCCGACCGGGCCGGATACCTGGCCCAGGTCGATCGGTCATACAACCTGAAGCACCCCGATCCGGCCGACGTCAACCGCTGGCTGGATTCCCGGGGCATCTACGAGGTCTACGGCCGCTTCATCCCGGACTGAGAGCGAACATGGACGACATCGACCTGGCCCAACGAAACGATGAGATGTTCCGGCAGCACGCCCTCCAGGCGCACTTCGCCGGTCGACCGAATACCCTCCTTGAAGAGTGCCAAAGGCCCGGCCCGCACCCGGAAGGGGCGGGACCGGGCCGGAGGCTGTGCCACCGGTGCGGCGAGGAGATCGAGCCGGAACGACTGGAGGTGGTTCCCGAGGCGACCCTGTGCGTCGACTGCCAGCGGACCCGCGAAAGGGGGCTCCGGCATGGGTGAGCATTGGGATTTCTTCCTGTTCATCGCGACGCTTGTCGCGGCCTGGAGCCTGATCATCCTGGGGTTCGTGAAAGCCTGCCTGAAGCGGAATCAGGATGAGACCGACAAGCGCTTCGCCAGCATGGGAGAGACTTCCAAAGACTATGCCCGTCTGGAGCGGGCCTTTCTGGAACTGAAAGCGGAGCTTCCGCTCTCTTACGTGCGACGGGAGGACTACATCCGGCAGCAGGTGATCATCGATGCCAAGCTGGACCGGTTAGGCGAAAAACTCGACGAAATTCGGAAGATGAGAGGATCCGATGAGTGAGATCGACCTGAAGAAGGTGCAGCGCGAGACCACCCGCTGGCTGATCCTGGCAACCCTCAATGTGGCGAGGCCCATCGGCGCCAACGAGCGGCTGATCCTCTCCACGGTCCAGGAGGTCGTTCGGGATGCGACCCTCCTCGATATCCGACGGGAGCTGGACTACCTGGAGCACCGGAAACTCCTGGAGATCAAAGGGAAGGACACCTGCCACGGCTGGACGGCCGAACTGACCCGGGACGGCATCGACGTCGCCGAATACACCGTGGAATGCGATCCCGGTATCGCCCGGCCGAAGAAGTGGTGGTGAGCATGCCGGCACGTTCGAAGATCACGAAATTGCCCCCGGAAGTGAAGGCCGAGCTGGACCGGCGCCTGATTGGCTGCGGCTTCGCCGATTATACGGCCCTGGCCCAGTGGCTGGAGGAGCAGGGGTTCGAGATCTCCCGGTCGGCTATCCATCGCTATGGCCAAGGGTTCGAGTCGCGCCTGGCGGCCATCAAAGTCGCCACGGAACAGGCCCGGGCCATCACGGACGTGGTGGGAGACGACGAAGGGCGCATGAGCGATGCCCTCATCAGCCTGGTTCAGGAGAAGGCCTTCGACGTCCTGGTGAACCTGCAGACGGACGATCCGGAAATCTTCAGCAAGGTATTCCCGAAGCTGGGTGTCATGGTGGCCAGGCTCTCCAGGGCCTCCGTGGCCCAGAAGAAGTGGATGGCCGAGGCGCGGGAGAAGGCCAGAGCCGCCGCGGACGACGTGGTCAAGACGGCCAAACAGGGCGGGCTCTCGGAAGAGAAGGCCGAGGAGATCCGCCGGCGGATCCTGGGGATCGTATGACGACGGGCACTCTCCAGAACGATTTCGACCAGGCCCGGCAGGGAACGGGGATCCTCCTTCCCTACCAGCGGTGCTGGGCAGCCGACCGGGCCCCCGTCAAGGTCATGGAGAAGTCCCGCCGGATCGGGATCTCTTGGGGCGAGGCAGCCGATTCCACCCTGTACGCCTCCGAGAAGGGCAAGGGCGAAAAGCGGAACGTCTGGTACATCGGCTACACCAAGGACATGGCGCTGGAGTTCATCAACGACTGCGCCAACTGGGCCCGGGCCTACAACCTGGCAGCCTCCGGGATGGAAGAATACGAGGAGGTCGACCGGGAGGAGTACGAGGGCGTGGTTTCGGAGAAGAAGATCCTCGCCTTCCGGATCACCTTCCGGTCCGGGTGGCGGATTACGGCGCTCTCCAGCCGGCCCTCCAACCTCCGTGGCAAGCAGGGCCGGGTGATCATTGACGAGGCAGCCTTCCACGACGACTTGGCGGGGCTCCTGAAGGCGGCCCTGGCTCTCTTGATCTGGGGCGGCGAGGTCCGCGTCATCTCCACCCACAACGGCGACGACAACCCCTTCAACGGCCTGGTCCAGGACATCCGCTCCGGCCGGAAGCCTTACAGCATCCATCGGGTGGACTTCGACGAGGCTCTGGCGGACGGGCTCTACCGCCGGATCTGCGAGGTCTTGGGGCGGGAGTGGTCCCCCGAGGCAGAGGCAACCTGGCGCCAGGAGGTCATCGACGTCTACGGCGAGGACGCCGAGGAGGAACTCTTCTGCGTTCCCAGCCAGGGGAGCGGTACCTTCCTGACCCGCGCCCTCATAGAGACCTGCCTGTCTGAGGAGATCCCGGTCGTCCGCTACGAACAGCCGAAATCCTTTGCCGAGCTGGCGGACCATCTCCGGTTCGCCGAAGTCAAGGACTGGTGCGAGGAGACCCTCCTCCCGCTCCTGGAGCCCCTGAACGCCCGGCGGGCCTCCTACTTCGGGGAGGACTTCGGCCGGACGGGGGACCTGACCGTTGTCGTCCCCCTCTGCGAGACCCAGGGAGCGACCTTCCGGGCCCCCTTCGTGGTGGAACTCCGGAACATCCCCTTCCAGCAGCAGGAGCAGATCCTGTTCTACGTCGTCGACCGCCTGCCCCGGTTCCGCTACGGCGCCCTGGACGCCCGGGGAAACGGCCAGTACCTGGCCGAGCGGGCGATGCAGCGCTACGGCATGACGCGGATCGCCCAGGTCATGCTGGCCGAGCCCTGGTACCGGGACAACATGCCCCGCTACAAGGCCGCCTTCGAAGACCGCTCCATCCTTCTCCCAAAAGACGCCGACCTGATCGAGGACCACCGGGCCTTCAAGGTGGTCCGGGGCGTCGCCCGGCTGCCGGAGACGAAGACCAAGGGCCAGGACAAAAAGCAGCGCCACGGGGACTCCGGGATCGCCGGCGCCCTGGCCTGGTTCGCCACGACGGAGATGGAGGGGGAAATCATCGAGTACGAGTCCACCGGCGTCCGGCGGGCAACCGCGGGAACCAGCATGGCAAACTACATGAGGCAGTGAGATGGCCGAAGAGACAAAACGTCCGCCTGTCCTGATCGACGAAGTCGCCACCATCGAGAAAGACATCGACATCTTCGCCGGGTGGCTGAAGCGCCTGGAGAACCCGGACCCGGTTCTCCGGACCGAGGCAGCCGGGAAGGGCCTCAAGCTCTATGACGAGGTCGACCGGGACGCCCATGCGGGGAGCGTGCTGCAGCAGCGGATCCTGGCCGTGGTGGGGAAGGAATGGGAAGTCATTCCGGCGAAGTCCGCCCGGAAGCAGGGCCGCCCGGCTGCTACGTCCCAGGAACAGATTGTCGCCGATTTCGTTTCCGAGGTTCTGGAGAATTGCAACTTCGACCAGGCCCGCCAGGAGATCCTCAAGGCCGTCCTTTACGGTTTCTACGGTCTCGAAATCCTCTGGGGCGCGAAGGATGCGTCGATCGACATCCGCAGGTTCCTGGGCAAGCACCCCCGGCGCTTTGTCTTCACGCCCGAGCGGGAGCCGCGCCTCCTCACCCCGCAGAACATGATCGAGGGGGAGCCTCTCCCGGACCGGAAGTTCGTCTTCCTGACCTGGGGCGATTCGGACAACCCCTATGGCCGGGGCCTGGGACAGAAGCTCTGGTGGCCCGTCTGGTTCAAGAAAAACGGCGTCAAGTTCTGGCTCGTCTTCCTGGAGAAGTTCGGCATGCCCACGGTGAAGGGCAAGTACCCGGCGGGAACAGGCCCGGAACAGAAGAAAGCCCTCCTGGAGGCCATCGAGGCCATCCAGAGCGACACCGGGCTCACCATGCCCGACACGATGGACGTGGAGTTCCTGGAGGCCTCCCGGGCCGGCACGGTCACCCACGAGCAGCTCTGCAACTACATGGACCGCCAGATCTCGAAGGCCGTCCTGGGGCAGACGGCCTCGACGGAGGGGACCCCCGGGAAGCTGGGCAACGAGGAATCCCAGGAGAACGTGCGCCAGGAGCTGATCGAAGCCGATGCGGACCTTCTCGACTCCTGCCTGAACGAGACCCTGGTCCGCTGGATCGTGGACTTCAACTTCCCCGGGGCGGCGGCCTACCCGAAGCTCAAGACCTATGCCGCGGCCAAGCCGGACCTGAAGCAGCAGTCCGAGATCGACAAGACCCTCGTCGTGGACATCGGGCTCCCCGTGGGGACCGCCTACTTCTACGAGACCTACGGGATCCCGGCGCCCCAGGAGGGGGAGGAGACCGTTGGGAGCACAAAGAAAGCAACAGCCAAGAAGGAAGAAAAGGCCGCCTTCGCAGAGAAGGCGGGACGGTTGTTTCCCGACCAGGAAGCCCTCGACCGGGCCGTCGAGGGGCTGCCGCCGGCGGCCCTCCAGGCCCAGGCGGAAGGGATCCTGAAGCCCCTGGTGGCGATGATCCAGGCGGGGAACACCTACGACGAGATCATGGAGATCCTCGAAGAGGCCTATCCGGGGCTGAACGATCAAGCCCTGGAGGACATGCTGGCCCGGGCGATGTTTGTGGCCGAGACCTGGGGGTGCCTGAATGCCTGACGTGGACCTGGGATACGCCATTGGGCTGAAACCGGAGGCGGCCATCCGCTACTTCCAGGAGAAGGGCTACGCCTTTACCTGGGACTGGCAGGAGATGTGGCAGGACGCCCATGCCAAGGCCTTCACGGTGGCCAAGGTGACCCAGCTCGACATCCTGGAGGACATCCGCGGGGCCGTCCAGAAGGCCCTCGACGAGGGGACAACCCTCCGGGACTTCCAGAAGAACCTGACGCCCATCCTCCAGGCCAAGGGCTGGTGGGGCAAGCAGGAACTCATGGGAGCGACTGGTGCCGTCCAGGAAGTGCAACTCGGTTCTCCCCGGCGGCTGAAGACCATCTACCGGACGAACCTCCAGACGTCCTTCATGGCGGGCCGCTGGAAGGAGCAGGTGGAGAACGCCGACGACCGGCCCTACCTCCAGTACGTGGCCGTCATGGACCGCCGCACGCGGCCGTCCCATGCCAGGCTCCACGGCCGGGTCTACCGGTACGACGACCCCTTCTGGAAGGCCTTCTACCCACCGAACGGTTGGGGCTGCCGGTGCCGCACCCGGGCTCTCAGCGAGGCGAACGTCCAGAGCCGGGGGCTCACGGTCCACAAGACCGATCCGGCCCAGATCCGATGGGAGGACCGGGTCATCGACCGGGCCGGCGAGACAAGGCCGGTAGCGGTCTATCATGATCCCTTCCTGGGCCGGTTCGAGACAGATCCCGGCTGGAGCTATAACCCCGGCGAGGCCAAGTGGAACCTGGATGATCTGCTGAAGCAGCGCCTGGCGCGCCGGAAGGCAACAATGCGCAAGCCGCGGGCACCCCGCAAACCGGCCCCCGTGGGTTTCGACCCCGACGATCTCCGGGCGATCCCGGACAGCCGGAAGGGCAGCATGCCCGGGGGGCTCTATGAGGACAGCCGCGGGCAGCGGTACTACGTGAAGTTCTACGAGGACCCGAACCACGCCCGGGCGGAATTTGCGGCCAACGCGATCTACCGGAAGCTGGGCGTCGAGGTCCCGGACCTTCGGCTGGCCGAGATGGCTGCCCCCGGGGGCGAGCGGAAACTAGCCGTGATCAGCACCTGGCGGGACGACCTGAAACGGATCGGTGCGGCGGAGATGACCCAGCGGCCGGAGGAACTGGCGAAGGTCTTCCAGGTCTCCGTCCTGGTCAAGAACTGGGACGTCGTGGGCCTCGAGTACGACAACCTTCTCCTAGCCAAGGACGGCCGCCTGGTCCTGATCGACAGCGGCGGGAGCTTCCGCTTCCGCGCCCAAGGCGGCGCCAAGGCTTTCGAGGACATCCCGCTGGAGGTGAAGAGCTTTCGGGATTCCGTCATCAATCCACAGTCGGCGAGGGTCTTTAACGAGGTCTTTGGGCAGGACGCCTGGCTGGAGAGCCGGGGAGCCGAGCCGCTCCTGGGGCTGGAAAAGGCGGCGGTCCGGAAGATCTTCCGGGAAGCGGGATTCGATGCCGCGGAGGTCGAGAGCCTGACGGAGACCCTCTGGAAGCGGCGCCAGTGGCTGATCGACCGCTACGACCTGGAGGGCAGGCTCACGCCCCTGGGGTTCGGCAAGCACCTGGAGGAGTTCAAGAAGTGGGGGACGGCAGCCTGGACGCCGAACGAAGTCGGCGGGCTGGTCAACGGCGCGATCGACAGCGGTTTCGCCTCCGAGGTCGAGGCCCTGGTCGGGAAGTTCGAAGCCTACGTCATGAATACGATCCACCCGTGGGGACGCGGGGTGCTGCGGGCTTTGTTTTCCGAATGGTCGAGCAGCTCGTCGTCGAGCGGTGGGGCGACCATCAAGCTCTGGACGGAATCCCGCTTCGGAAAGCTCACGAAGTACCACTCGGGTCGGACGTCCCGGGGAGAGGTCGTCACTGCCCTGGATGACGGGATCCGGCGATCCCTGGAGAAGGCGAAGATCCCGCAGGAGACGATCTTCTCGCTCTTGGATGCCGAGTACGAGTTCCAGCAGTACCTGATGCGCAGGCTGCACGGGTACGAGGAGATCCCGGCAATCCGCTTCCTGTCTCGTTCCGAGTTCAGCAGAAATTTCAAGCGGGGAGCCTTCTCGGGAAACTCTGTCCAGTCCGTGACCGTCAAAATGGACGGCTTCGGGGGACAGCGGTGTGTCCGGATGTCCCTCCGGGTCGAGGACACGGTGAAGACCTACTACCAGGGGAGAAAGTACATGCACTACGGCAGAAGTGAGTCGGAATACGTCGTCATCGGGAGGGCAGTCCGTGCGATCGTTATTCGATAAAGCCGCGATCCGCCTTCCACTCTTCGACTTCAGCCTGGACTTCGGGCGTCAGGGGAAAGGCCTCCATGAGGAGATCGTGAAGGGCGGGACAGAGCCCCCGAATGTCGCCCTCGTAGTCGGCGGCGCTGACCTGGTTCAGGCGCAGCAAGGTGGAGACTTCGCGGCCTCGTTCAAGAAAGTCTTCCCAGGTTCGAAGCCGGTCGATCCAGGTGTAGTCCCATCCCGAATCGGGAAGGGGCAGGAGGGCGTTATACCGCCCTCGGATCTCGTTCCAGTTCCGCGCTTCAGTCATGGCAAGTCTCCTTCACTTCTGGTGGCGGTAAAGTGTGAGCCATACGGCGCTGCAGGCTGTGTGATAGGTCCCCTCGCGTACCGAATCCTTGAAGTTGTCGTAGTCAATGGCCTCCGCTTCCCGGTGAAGTACCTCGATGACCTGCGAACGCGGCACTTCTGCCCGGTAGAGGTAGTCGCGATTCGGAGTAACAAGCACACGAGCATCGGCAAAGAGAAATTGGATGTGCCCCGGGAATCGGGAGCGGACGACAAGCGTAGCGGGGTCGTTCTCCTTCTGGACGACGGACAGAAATCCTCTGCTCGTAAAGATCCACATCACACACCTCCCTTCGATTTGCGCGGTCTTGGCCGGACGTCCCGGTTGTCCTGGCGGATGAGCATCCGCACATACGCAGAAATGCTGAGACCAAGGCTCTCGGCCTTCTCCTCCGCCATGCGCTTCGTCTCCGGATCCATCCGGACGGCCAGAAGCAGCGTCTTCTTCATGGCTCAAATGGTAAGCGTTTGTATGTTGTTTGTCAATACAAAAAGGGAGGCCGCCGGATGATCCGGATCACCCTCCAGGACCTGGGCGCCCAGGACATGGTGGCCCGTCTGGCCAAGCGGGCGGGGGACTTGTCGCCCGTCATGCGGCGGATCGCCGGGATCCTCCACGACGCCGTGGAGGAGAATTTCGAGCGCCAGGGGCGGCCCGCCTGGGTTCCCCTGAAGCCCCGGACGATCCGGCAGCGGGCCAAGTTCGGCTACTGGCCCGGGAAGATCCTGCAACGACGCGGCGAGCTGGCCGCCTCCATCAGCCGGAAGTACGACGCCCGGAGCGCCGCGGTGGGAACCAACCGGATCTATGCGGCCATTCACCAGTTCGGAGGCCAGGCCGGCCGGGGGCGGAAGGTGACGATCCCCGCGCGGCCCTTCCTCGCCGTCACGGACCAGGACCTGGGCGAGATCGCGACGGCCATCCAGAACTATCTGACGAAAGGGGTGTGACCATGCCCGAATTCAAGGGTTTCAGCGACTGGATTCCCATCTTCCGGGGCGGCCGGCAGGTGGACGCAAGCGGCCGGGAGCACGACGGGGATGCCCTGATCGAGAACGCTGTATCGACCTTCGATGCATCGAAACACGAGCCGCCGATCGTCATTGGCCATCCGGCGGACAACACCCCCGCCTTCGGCTGGGTCTCCGAGCTCAAGAAACAGGGCGACTTGCTCCTGGCCAAGTTCAAGCAGGTGCAGCCGGAGTTCGAGGATATGGTCCGGCGGGGGCTCTTCAAAAAGCGGTCGGCGGCCTTCTACAACGACGGGACGCTCCGCCACGTGGGGTTCCTCGGGGCCATGCCGCCGGCAGTCAAGGGCCTGGCCGATGTGGCCTTCTCTGAAGGGGAAGCCGCATCCTTCGAGTTCGGCGAGGATATCCGTGCAGCGCCGGCCGAGGCGGACCTGAAGTCGACGATAGCAACCCAATCCGACCCAAGGAAGGAGGAGAAAAGCATGCAGTTCAAGGAATTCATTCAGAAGCTCAAGGACCTGCTCACCGGCATCGAGGGCCAGGTCACGGACCCGCCCGCGGGGAAGGCCTTCTCCGAGGCGGACCTCGAGACGGCTCGAAAGCAGGCTGCGGAGGAAGCGGCAAAGGCAGAGCGGGACAAGGTGACCGCGGAATTCGCCGAAAAGGAGCGCACGGCGCGCCAGGCGGCCCGTAAAGCGGAGATCTCCGGCTGGTGTGAGTCGATGATCAAGGCGGGGAAGATGACGCCCGCAATGGTCAAGTTCGGAGTGCCCGACATGATGCTCGCCTTTGCCGGCATGGAGGGCGAGATCGAGTTCGACGAGGGGGACGGCAAGGTCAAGGCCACCCTTTTCGACCGGTTCAAGGGCCTCTTCGAGACGGAACTCCCCAAGGTGGTCGAGTTCAAGGAGATCGCCACCCGGGACAAGGACACGGGGGGCAAGGGAGATGCGGGGCCGCGGCTCGAAGCCCTCGTCGCCAAAAAGATGGAGGCGGACAAGAACCTGACCTACAGCGCGGCCTTCGCCGAGGTCCAGCGGGAGAACCCCGATCTGGCCCGGGAATATATCCAGGAGATCGGCGGCTGATCCGCCGGGAAAGGAGCATCGCAACATGGCATCGGAAAACAAGATTTTGGACCTTTCCTTCCCGGCGGCGGAGGACCTCTCCAACGACCAGTACCGGTTCGTGGTCCTCAATTCCAGCGAGCAGGTCCGCCGGCCCGACAGCGCCTCGGAGGTAGCCCTGGGCATCCTCCAGAACGCGCCGGTCGCCGGCGAGGCGGCGGCCGTTCGGCTCATCGGCCAGTCGAAGTTCCAGGCCAATGCGGCCCTCGGGGTCGGGACCTTCATCGGCCCGGAATACGTCTCCGCGACGGATGCCGGCAAGGCGCAGGACAACGCCGGGAGTCTGGCCTATGCCCGGGCCTTCGTGCTGGAGGCCACGGACGGTGAGGACGAGCTTGGTTCCTGCCTGCTCCTGGGCATGGTGCCCGCCATCAACGACGCGGTGAAGCAGATCACGACGGTTGCTACGAAGAGCACTGCCGGGACCGTCACCTACTCGGCGGCGGAACTGGTGGGCGGCTTGATTCTTCGTGATCCCGCCGGCGCTGACCGGAGCGACGTCAGCCCCACGGCGGCTCAGATCGTTGGAGCCGTGGCGGGGGCCATCGCAACGTCGAGCTTCGAGTTTGTCATCCGGAACACGGCTGACGCGGCAGAGACCATTACCCTGACAGCGGGCGCCGGCGTGACCCTGAACGGCACCATGACGATCGCCCAGAACAACTCGAAGCGGTTCCTGGCCGTCATCACCAATGCCGGTACCGGTACCGAGGCGGTCACGATCTACAGCCTGGGGACCGCAGTCCACTAAGAAACAGCAGCCCGCCTCCCGGAGCGGACCCCGGGGGGCCGGGCACCTCGATGAAAGGAGTGCAAAGACATGCCGCAGCCCAATGTGAAGGAGCAGCTCGTTGCGGGGCCCCTGCAGAACATTTCGATCCAGTTCCGCAACGAAGAGTATATCGCCGACCGCGTCTTCCCCATCCTGGACGGCGCGGACCCGAAGGCGAAGATCACCATCTACAGCAAGGCGGATTGGTTCCGGGACGAGGCGGGGATCCGCACAGCGGGAACCCGGGCGAAGCGGGGCGGATACAAGCTGGACGACGTGTCCTTCTCGACCAAGGAATATGCCTTCGCCAAGGAGGTGACCGACGAGGATCGGCGGTTCGCCAAATCCAAGAACGCGCCCCCTCTCCAGCCGGACCAGGACGCGATCGAGTTCGCCACCGACAAGGTCGACCTCAAGAAGGAAATCCGCACCGGTGAACTGATCACGACCGGAACCTGGTGCGACGGCAACGTCGGCGGCGAGGATGCGGAAGGACTCTGGTCGCCCGCCGGGGCCACCAACACCTTCCTGGCCGATATCACGAAGGCCCGGAAGGCGATCAAGGCCAAGACGGGCAAGAACGCCAACGTACTGGTCCTGGATGAAGCCACCTACCTTGCCCTGAAGGAGTGCGAAGCCATCCTGGAGAAGATCAAGTACACCCAGCGAGCGGTGTACGGCACCGATCTTCTGGCCGCGCTCCTGGAGCTCGACGAGGTGCTGGTCGGAAAGGCCATCAAGAACACGGCCAAGGAGACCAAGACCGGGACAGAGTTCACGGGCGTCAACATCTGGGAAGTGAATGCCGGCAAGGGGATGGGATTCCTCTTCCACAAGCCGAAGAAGATCGGGCTCAAGACGGCAACGGCGGGCCTGCAGGTCCGGCTGGCTTATGAGGACGGCCAGCCGCGCCGGGTCACTACCTGGCGGGAACCGGCGGAGCACCAGGACGTCTACGAAGCGGCGGAAGAGACCGACATCGTCGTGGTTCACGCCGATCTCGGCTACCTCTTCAAGGACACCTACGCAACCTGATGAAACCCGGGCCGGAGGCGGAATCGCCCGCCTCCGGCTCTCCGAAAGGGTAAGACATGGCCTACAGCATCCAGACCGACATCGAGGAACAGGTATCCCCGGCGGAATTGATCGAGCTCACCGACGACAGCGGCACCGGAGCCGTCGATCCCTCTGCCGTGACCCGGGCAATCGCCGACGCCGACGCGGAGATCGACGGGTACTGCGGGGCTCGCTACACGGTCCCTTTCTCGCCCGCGCCGGCCATGATCCGCAAGCTCTCCGTGGACATCGCCGTCTACAACCTGTTCTCCCGCCGGTCGAACCTCAAAATGCCCGAGGAGCGGCAGAAGCGCTACGACAACACCGTCCGGTTCCTCCGGGACGTCTCCCGGGGTCTTATTTCCCTGGGAGCCGACGCCCCGGCGGAGCCGGACAGCGGGCTTCCCAGGGCCTCGACGGACCGGGACGACCGGATCTTCACCACGGGCAGGCCTTCCGCCGGCACGGCGGGAAGCCTGGACAACTACTGAAGGCGGCAGGGGCATGTACACCATCGAACAGATCGAAGACGCCATCACCGCAAGACTGGCCCCGCTGAAGGTCAGCTACGAGGTTACGGAGACGGATCCGCCCGCTGTCTGGCGGACGGTGCGCACGATCAAGAGCTACCAGGGTGAACTGGACGACGAGGATGCGATCGCCCGGGCGACCAAGCTCTTTCCTGCGATCCTCGTCGTCTACGGAGGTTCCGAGTACACCTCCCACGGAGCCCGCAAGGTGGAGAAGATGCGGTTCCACCTCTTCGTCTGCGATCGGAGCCTGCGGGCCGAGGACGAGGCCCGGCGGGGCGGTGCCGGGAACCCCGGCGTCTATGCCCTGTTGAACGGGACCCGGGATCTCCTGGTGGGGCAAAGACTGTCCCTGGAGATCTTTCCCTTTGAACTGCTCCGGGAAGAGGCCGTCTGGTTCGGCAAGGGGATCTCGATTTACGGCGCCCTGTACGAAACGGCCCAGCCGCTCCTGTACCCGGGCGGATAGAAAGGAGGCTCGCGATGCCGATGGAGGATCGCTGCAATACCGGAGAGACCCGCTGGTTTGATCGGGCGGGGAAGGAATTGACCGAATCGGAATACCTGGAATCGTTGAAAGACCGGGAGAAGGAGGAAAGGGACAATGTTGAAAGCCCTGCTGCAGCTGGCAGCGAAAGTTGAGGCAACGGAAGGGACGGCCGAGACCCTGACGGGGGCGGAGGCCCTCCTGGTCATGAACCCGTCCTTCAAGCCCTCGATCGAGATGGGACCCCGGGACAACTACAGTTCCTCCCTGTCCCGCTGGGCCTCCGTGCCGGGCAAGCGTTCCGGCGTGATCGAGTTCGACGTGGAGCTCAAGGGTTCCGGGACGGCGGGAACGGCCCCGGCCCTGGGCAAGCTCCTGAAGGCCTGCGGGTTCGGCGAGACGGTCTCGGCAAGCACGTCCGTCACCTACAAGCCCGCTTCTTCGACCATCAGTTCCATGACCCTGGCCCTCTACTGGAACGGCGTCATCGAGAAGATCTGGGGAGCCCGCGGGGACGTGAGCCTGAAGCTGGAGGACGGGAAGCCCGGGATGCTCCACTTCACCTTCACGGGAGCCGACTTCTCCGTGACCGACGGGGCCATGCTGACCTCGGGGGTCACTTACGAGTCGACCGTGCCGCCTGCCTTCCTGAACGCGGCCTTCCAGGTCGATTCCTACGCCGCCCTGGTGGGGGCCCTGGAGTTCCGGATGGGCAACAAAGTTGCCCTCCGCCCTGACGCTAACTCTTCGAGTGGCCACAAAAGCGCCGTCATCACCGCCCGGGAGCCGGTCCTGTCGATGGATCCCGAGTTTGTGACCGTGGCCACCTATGACTTCTTCGGCAAGCTCCGGAGCGGGAATCTCGGCGCCCTCACGGCGGCCGTCGGGGCCACGGCGGGGAACATCTGCACCATCACGGCCCCGAAGGTCCAGTACACGAACGCTGCACCGGGCGACAAGGACGGGATCCTCTCCCTGGGCGTGGATTGCCTCCTCACCCGCAACGCCGGCGACGACGAGCTGTCGATCGTCTTCACCTGATCGGAGTCCCTCGAATGGAAAAGACCTACGAGATTAACGGGAAAACCTACGTTCAGCGCCCCCTGGTTCTTGGCCAGGCAGCCCAGCTCCTGGCCCTCCTCAAGGACGTGTCCCTCCCCGGGGAAGCGACGGCCCTGGGCCTGGTCGCAGCCCTGGGGGAGCGGATCCCCGAGGCCCTGGCCATCATCCTGACCGAGGCGGGGACCAGCCCCCGAGACAAGAACCGGACCGCTCTGGCGGAGGAACTTTCCTTCTTCCTGCAGCCCGAGACGGCCCTGGAGGCAGTGGACCATTTTTTCGAACTGAACCCCCTCTCTTCCTGGCTCAACCGGCTGGCGGAGCTGATGAACCGGATCGGGACGGGGATGAAATCGATGGCGACGCCTGGCTCGACGAGCTCTGCGTCCTCCTGACCGCCGGGGATATCACCCGCCGCGATCGCGTGATCTGGGAAGTCACCCTGCGGGACGCGGCGGGCTGGGCCAAGGCCGCCCTGAGACAGCGTTACGAATGGATGGAATGGATCGCCGGCGCCCTAGGCGGGAAGAAGAAGCGGAAAGGGAAGGAATCCAAAGAAAAACGATGCCGGAACCCCCTGGTCTGCAAGATCTGCCGGAAACCCTGTTCGAGCCGACTGACGGTTCACTGAGGCTATGAGCGATACCCGGATCCAGCTGATCATTGAGGCCGTCGACAAAGTCGATGACGCCTTCAATGGCCTGAAGCGGCACCTGAAGGACTCTCAGGTCGAGACGGAGCGGCTGAATGCCAAGTCGACTGACCTGACGTCCAGCATCGGGCGCCTGGTGGCCTCTTTTGTCAGTCTTGCGTCCGCCCTGGCGGCTGTCAAGAGCGGCATCTCCTACCTCTCCCGGATCGAAACGGCTACCCTCGGGATCGCCTCCGCCTTCATGACCGGCGGCAAGTACATTGACGAGACGAGCCGGAAGGCCCTGGCTGCCGAGGATGCCCTCAAGGCCGCCCAGGGAGACGCCCGGCAGATCATCGAGGAGCTGCAGTACGCCAACCTGCAGACGATCGCCACCCTCGACGAGCTGGTGAACGCCTACCAGGTGACCCTCCCCGTCGCCCTGGCCAAGGGATTCGACCGGCAGCAGGTGAAGGAATTTACCGTAGCGATGGTGCAGGCCGCCGGCGCCATCGGGCTCCAGATGAACCAGCTGGGCGAGGAGACGCGGTCTCTCCTGACGGCGGCCATCGATCCCCGGAACAGCCGGATCGCCACGGTCCTGGGGATCCGGAACGAGGATATCAATCAGTTCAAGGGCGACGCGGAAGGCCTGTTCAATTTTCTGATGGACAAGCTCGCGGCCTACCGCGTGGCCGGCGTCGAGGCCCAGAACACCTGGGCGGGTCTCTGGTCCAATTTCAAGGACATCCTGTCACAGTCCCTGGGCAAGGGCATCGAGCCCCTCTTCGACGCCCTGAAAGCCGAACTGAAGTCCTTGGCCGACTCCATTGTGGTCATCGACGACAAGGCCAAGAAGATCCGCTGGAACCCGGAGTTTCTGGAAGGGGTCGAACGATTCCGGGAAGGACTTCGGGACTGCATTGCCGAGGTCTACCGCCTGGGGATGCTCCTGGACAAGATGGGCGGATCCTTTGCCGCCCTGATGCATAACGTCACCCTCGCGGATCTGACCGGCAGCGATCGTTGGGCCAAGATGAACGACGAGTACCGGACCCGCTACATGGCCACCGAGAAGGCCCTGCAGGACATGGCCATGCGGTCGATGGGCTGGAAGCCCATGACCGCGGAGATGGACAAGCGGATCCGGGAGGCGGTCCTGGAGGGGAAGAAGATTGCCGAGCAGACCCAGATCCTGGTCGGCGGCGAGGAGCCGGGGACGAAACAGCTTCTCCGCTACTACCGGGAGTCCGGCTCCCGCAAGGGGACCGGGTGGGAATCCAATCCTGCGAAGCCGGATGTGGACAAGGGCGCCGAGAAGGCCAACCGCGCGGCGGAGTTGGAGGCCCTGAAGGAATCGAACCGGGCGCGCATTGAGGAGATGGAGCGGCAGGCGAAGGCGGAAGAAGCTCTCATGAAGTTCCACGGCTCGACCGCTCTTGCCATCGAGGAAAAGAACTGGTCCTCCCGCATCAACGTCGCCTGGGAGAAGTACTACAGCGAACTCGTCGAGATCGAGAAGGAAGCGGACAACAAGGCCAAGGAGCACAAAGGGTTCGACCGCGAGAAGTTTGTTTCCGAGAAGAGCGAGGCCGCGGGGAAGAAGTTTGAGGCGGACTACGGCCCCCTTCTGGAGGAACGGAAGCTCCTGGACCTGAAGGCGGCGGAGCAACGCCGGTTGATGGCGTCGGCGGAGATCCAGTGGGACCGGAAGGTCGCCCAGGAAACGATCCTGCAGGCTCGAACCAAAGAAGGAGAGATCACGGCCATCAGCGCCGAGGCCTGGCAGAAGCGCCAGGAATTCCACCGCCTGACCGGCCAGGAGACCCAGGAAACGGATGCGGAGATCATCCAGTCCCTGGTCGACCAGTACAAGACGACCTACGTGGGAGGCGTAAAGGCGGCCCTCCTGGAGGTCCAGGATGCCGCCGAAGACGTCGGCCGCCAGATGCAGGAGGCCACGAAAAACGCCTTCAGCAGCATGACCGACACCCTGGCCGAGTTTGTCGTCACCGGGAAGGCGAATTTTACCGACCTGGTCAACTCGATCCTGAAGGACATCGCCCGGATCGTGATCCGCCAGACCATCACGGCGCCCCTGGCCAGTTTCCTTCAGAGCGGCCTGAGTGCCCTGTTTCCGGCCCATCATGAGGGCGGACTCGTGGGCGCTACACCCCCGAGTTCCTGGCGCATTGTCCCCGCGGGAATCATGGCCGGGGCCCCGCGCTTCCACGAGGGTCTTCTCCCCGACGAGTACCCGGCGATCCTCCAGAAGGGCGAGATCGTCCTCCGCAAGGGGACCCCGGTGGTCTCCGGATCCGGGGATGTTTCGGTCCGGATCATCAACGAATCCGGCCAGAAGATGCAGATCAAGAACAGCGAGGCGTCGTTCAACGGCCAGGAAATGATCGTCACGGTCTGGCTCGACGCCTTCCAGCGGAACGCCTTCGGGCTCCGCTCGGCCCTGGGAGGATGATGCCGTGGCAAACTGGCCCTCCATCGCCAACCCCGACTTCGGGTTCCGGGAAACGGTCTACAAGCCGCAGATCCGCCAGGAGTCCGAGGCGAACTACGTCCAGAGCCGGCCCCGGTCGACCCGGGCGGTGAAGCGCTGGGAGCTGACCTGGTCGCTCCTGTCCGAAGCGGACTACCAGACGCTGCTCACCTTCTTCACGACCTACCAGGGCAGCTCCTTCGTCTGGATCCATCCCGTGAGCGCTGTTTCCTATACCTGCCGCTTCTCGGCGGACACCCTGGAATCCGAGATCATGACGGCGGGTTGGCGGAAGGTCACCTGCCCGATCGAGGAGCTGTAAATGCCGGTCCCCCTGTCCTCCATCGCCATCGAGGAGAAGAACAAGCTGGCCACGGACAGCGTATTCCTCATCTGCCTCGAGATCGAGATCCCCGGCATCGATGAGACAGTCCGTGTCGTCCGGAACAACGAAGACCTGGTTTGGAAGGGGGAAACCTGGGCGGCGTTCCCGTTTGAACTGGACGAGATCGGGGACTCGTCGAAAGGCGAGGTTCCCCAGGTGAATGTCCGGGTGTCGAACGTTTCCCGGGCCCTGGAGGCCTATCTGTACGAGTACGACACGTACTGCAAGGTCAGCGGGTTTGAGCCGATCACGGTCAAAATCTACGTCGTCAACACGAAGGTCATCCAGGCCGACGGGAATGCGGAGCCCGAGGTGGAGCACGAGTTTGAACTGAAGCAGCCCAGGACGGACTCCAAGTGGGTGACCTTCATCCTGGGGGCGGCGAATCCGTTCAACCGGCGGTTCCCGAGGAACCGCATCATCAAGAACTTTTGCCGGTACCGATTCATGGACACCCGGTGCGGATATACGGGGCCGGCGACGAGCTGCGACAAGACCTTGACCATGTGCCGGACCTTGGAGAACTCGACGCGCTTCGGGGGCTTCCCGGGTGCCGGATCCGGAGGGCTGAAGATTGCATCCTGATCCTCCGGACCTGCGGGATCTGATCGGGATCCCCTTTGTGACCGGTGGCCGGGACCCCCAAATGGGCCTGGACTGTTGGGGCCTGTGCCGGGAGGTCCTGCATCGGTTCGGGGACGACGTCCCGGACTTCCCGGTGGCCTGTTACGACGCCCTGCAGATCAACATGATCGTCCTGGCCGAAGAGCCGCGCTGGCGGCGGCTGGAGGTGCTCGAACCCGGTTGCGTCGTCTGCTTTGCCTTGGACCCGATGGTCCCGTGGCTCATTCAGCACCTGGGGGTTTGTGTCGGCGGTGATGCGATCCTTCACACCCTGGAGAAGAGAGGATCGAGCCTGATCCGCCTGAAGGATCGGTTCTTCGGCAAGAAGATTCGGGGATTCTATCGATGGAACGGGCGCTGATCCCAACCGGCAAGGTCCTGGTGACCTGCGTCCGGAACCCCTTCGATCCCCTGGCGCCGGGGAGCCGGGAAACCCGTGCGATGAGTTCCGGCGGAACCCTCATGGAACTGATGGGGGAGTTCCAGGAGGTCGCCGCCCAGGGTTACGAGGTGGCCGTCAGTATCAACGGGGCTCTCTTGCAGGGAGGACTGGAGCGGTTCGAGCTTCGGCCGTCCGGGGGCATGTCCGTCGTCTTTGCAGCTGTCCCCCAGGGTGGAGGCGGAAACAACGGCAAGAACCCCCTGCAGACGGTTCTGGCCCTAGTCGTGGTCATCGTCGCGGCCGTGGTGACCTACGGGGTGAGCGCCTATGCCGCCGGCGGGGCATGGGCCTGGGGTGCGGGAGCGTATGCCGGGGCAACGGGCTGGGCTGCGGTCGCAGGGTATGCGGCGGGAATGGCGGTGGCCATTGCCGGAGGACTGCTCGTCACCTCCCTTTTCCCCGCCTCGGCGGCAATGGATTCCCTCACGTCAGCTTCCAGCGATCTGAGCAGTTCTTCGGCAACATACGGATGGGATGTCTCCTCGAACCCTGTAGAAGAAGGAGGCCCTGTTCCGGTTCTGTACGGGACACATCGGGTTACGCCGACCCTGATCGGCAAGTACGTGGAACTGGACGGCAGCAGCCAATACCTCAATCTCCTTTTCGCCGTGGCGGATCATCAGGTCACGGACATGGGCTCCATCCGGATAAATGAAACCCCTATCGAGAGCTATTCGAGCATTTCCAAGTCTCAACGCATGGGGAATGACGACCAGGCCGTCATCCAATTCTTCGGGGATACCCATATGGATATGCCCGTCTCGGCCAGGCTGACCAGTGCTGAGGATTGGATCACCCGCCGGACACAGGGCAATTCGGTGCAGGGAATCGGGGTCGGAATCCTGTTTCCGAACGGCCTTTGCTACGCAAACGACGCAGGAGGGCTTTCGGCCCAGACGGTTGAACTGGAAATCCAGTTCCGGAAGGTCGGGGACGAGGATTGGACCGCCCTTTCGGAATATCACCAAGTATCCGTTGAGGTTCCGGCTTACCGGTGGTCGGCCGGATACTATGATGAAACGGGAACATGGATCGAAATGGAGGCGGGGTCCGAGGTTGAGACGGACCACCTGGAATGCGATCCATACACACCGGACCCCCTTATCTGGTCTTACAATCCGTTCACTGAAACATACGTAAAATACGGGAGTATCGGAGCAGACCCCGGAACATCGGGGGGTGATGGTGTCGGAAGTGGAAGTGATGCTGGGGGTAGTTCAGGAGGTGGTCTCGGTAGTGACGGCGGCTTGGGAAGCGCCGGAGCCGGTGAAGGAAGCGACGGGAGCAGTGGGTCAGGCGGGGTTGGATAGGGGATAAAATGAGCCGGTACATCTACCACTGGCGATGGATTCAAGACGGGACGGTTACACAGCTTCAGTCCGTTTCGGAGAGCTTCGTCCGGATCGGCGGGGCGACGACGAGCGCCAAACGGAAGGTCTTTACCCGGGACAATCTCCCGACGGGTCAGTACGATATCCGAACTCGGTTCAAGACGGTCCCGCCTGCAGGATCGCGGTATATCAACGCCACCTACTTCGAGTATTTTGACGAGATCGTCTACGACGATTTTACCTATCCCGGGACCGCTCTTCTGGCCCTTCGTGCCCTGGCGACGGACCAGTTGAGCGGGTCCCTCCCGAAGATCGATGTCCTTGCCACCAGGTCCACCGTCCCCGTCTGGACGGGATCGGCATACGAGGACAAAGATGCGAGCAATCCGGCCTGGGCCGCTTACAACACGTTGCACAACTCGGTCTACGGCGGCGGGATCGCTTACTCCCGGATCGATTATGACGCCTTCGCAGCCTGGGCCGATTGGTGCGATGCCAAAGGGTACAAGGTCCATTTTTACGCGGACAGCGTCCTGAATCTGCGGAAGGCCCTGGACGTGATCGCCCTCAACGGCCGGGCCGTGGTGGTCCAGATGGGGTCCCGGTTCACCGTCCTGGTAGACTGGCCGGAATCCCTTCCCGTTCAGCGGTTCCTCTTCACCTCCGGGAACATCGTCAAGGACGCCTACACCGAGGAATTCCTGGCAATGGACGACCGGGCGGACGCCGTCGAGGTCACCTATTATGACGCGGAACTCGATTACTCCCGGCAGATCGTCGAGGCCCAGGCGGCCGGCTATGACACCTCGGATCGGGAAATGCGGAAATCATCCGTCACCCTGTACGGATGCACGTCCCGCCAGCAGGCTGCGAACTACGGGAAATTCCTGCTCAACTGTAATCGTTACCTGACCCTTACGGCCACATGGGATGCGGACGTGGACGCCCTGGCCTGCCTGCCCGGCGATGTAGTGGAGGTTGCCCATGACGTCCCGCAGATCGGTTACTCGGGCCGGGTGGCGGCAGCGACGGCGAATACGATCCAACTGGACCGCCCCGTCGTCATCGAGGCCGGGAAGACCTATCAGGTCACGGTACGGCACCAGGACGACGATTCCCGCGAGACCCTGACGGTCGGCAACAATCCCGGGACGACGGACACCCTGGCGCTTACGTCCTCCTGGACAAAGATCCCGGCGCAGTATGCCGTTTACTCCTTCGGGGAGCTCAACTGCCTGACCAGGCTGTTCCGGGTCCTCCGGATCACCCGTTCCCAGGAACTGCGTCGGCGGATCACGGCCATCGAGTACGTCCCAGAGATCTACGACGATTATGCGGTGATTTCAGTACCGGAGAACATTTCGGACCTGACCTTCCGGGACCTGAAGGCGAACGAAGCCTGGGAGATCGGGACGGACGGGACGGCGCAGTCGGTCTTTCACCTGTCCTGGCGCGGGATGAACATCGGCGGGTGGAATGTCTTCTACAAACAATCGGGGGGCGCATGGCAGAACGGGGGCTGGACGGCAATCCCCTCCTTTGCCCTCTACGGCCTTACCGTTGGCCAGACCTATACCTTTGCCGTGTCCCGGACAACCCCCGAGAACGGACTGACGGTTGTGGTGACTCCCGTCGGGAAGGAGGCCCCGCCTTCCGATGTGACGGGCTTCCTCGTCCAGCAGGCAGGCGATACCCTCCGGTTCCTGTGGGATCATGTCCCGGACGCCGACCTGTGGGGATATGAGATCCGAATCGGCGGGACCTCCTGGGCCAATGCCACCACGATCATCGACGGCATCCAGGAGAACGCGGCGACTTGGGCGCCTCCGGTATCGGGAACCTACACCTTCCGGATCAAGGCGGTCGATCAATCGGGGCTCTACTCGTCGAATGAGACGACGGCCACGGTCACGACGTCCCTTTCCGCAGGCAACATCGTCCTCGACACGGACGAGCTCACCAAATCGCCCCAGGCGGACGGCACCTATGAAAACATGGTCCTCTGTCCCACGGATAACGTGATCGCTCTCCTGTCGGGCCTCACGGACCAGGAAGAGCCGGCCTGGACGGACTCCACGGCGGCGATCACCGGGTATGCCGGGGAAACCTACTACTCCGGCTCCTATGAAACCGTCGTTTACGACCTGGGGGCTGTGACCGACTTCACGCTCCGGGTCGACGTGGCGGCGGATTCTGAAATCAAGGTCGCCACCGATACCACGTTCCCGGATCGAACAGACCGGACCTATCCACTGGACAGGGACACGAGCATCACCAGCAATGCCGTTTACGAGGTTCAATACAAGACCTCCGACGATAACGTTGCGTGGTCGGATTATCAGCGCCTTTCTGGGCTCGTCTCATGTCATGCTCGATTCTTTCGGATCAAGGTGCTGTGCACCATCGACTCCGCGGCCACGACCTTCGAGTTCTCGAAGATCCGACACGTGGCAGACGTACCGGACGTGGTTCTGAATCTCAAGAACCAGGCCGTCGCCTCCGGCGGGACGACCTTCACGCTATCGGCCCTGGGGATCACGATCCTTGTGGAATACCTGGTCGGGGTGACCGTCCTGGGGACGACAGCCCTGACCCCTGTCGTGGACAAACAAAGCAGCCAGTTCGTTGTCTGCCTTTTCAACAGCGGGGGATCCGCGGCGGCGGGCAATGTGGATATTCAACTGAGGGGATATTGAGGAGGAGACTATGAGCCAGAGTTTCAACGCCCTGGAAACGGGAGTAACGACCTTCGGGCAGTTGTACGGGATCATCAATGCCAACCAGGAAGCGCTCCGGACGTTCTTTTCGGGGACATCCTTCCCGGCCAACCCGGTCCAGTGGCAGCCTTGCCTGAGGACGGACACCAGCCGGTTCTACATTTACGACGGCTCCATATGGCAGGACTTTACGGCTTATCTGCCCGCTTATCTTGCAATCGCCTCCGAGATCCAGACGGCCCGGGGAGCGGCGGCCTCCCTCGATGCCCGGCTTGATGTGGCCCTGAACGAGGACGGCACCCTCAAGGCGGGAGCCCCGGCCGGGTCCTGGTGGATGGCTGAAGGAGGGACAGTAGCTCGGGCGGATGCATCAACCTTCACGGTGACCGGCGACAGGACGGCGATTTACAGGAAAAACAGGGCTGTATTCCTGGATCAGACGACGGATGCCTATGGCTATGTGGCCGCTGATTCCACTTATGGAAC